CCTGCGTCCGGGCTTTTCTATGTCCGCCAGCCGCACCTGCGAAGCGTTACAGGGAGAAGGGCCGCAAGCTAGCTTTAGGGCTAGGCTTGAGGACAATCGGTGGGGGCGGCGTTGAACGCTAGGCGACGAGAGTTGCTGATTCCCAGCCCCATAAACAGCGTGTTCGCAAGAACAGTGAGCCGAGGAAGATTGTGTGCAATAGGCGCATCCGAGCAATCTCCTCATGTTACGCCGGAAACCTCGCCTCTAAAAGACAGAGATGTTTTCCAGCTCATCCCCTACGGTGGGGGTGAGCTGTAGCCGTTTGCCTACATAAAATCCAGAGATTGTTTTCCTGACGTAAGGACGTTAGACATAAGGCTTGACAGGAAGGAGGACGGACGTTCTTATGGCGGGAATGAGCTTTCCTGTTGCGTTGGTGCTGAGTGTGCTGATTATTTGCGTGATGAAGGTTCTTGTGGAGATGATGAAGAACAGCCGCTGGTGATGGAAGAATACGTCACGCCTGCCCTTGGAACGTCTATTGCCGGGGTGACGCATGCTCTGGCAACGGAGAGACGGAAGCCCAAGGAGTCGGCTGTGGCGTTGGAAATGCTGGCCGAGGGGCAGACGTTTGAGGCTGTCAGGGCTAGGACGGGGCTTAATTTCACGGCTATTAGTGCCCTGAGAGCCCGGCATGAGACGGCCTTGGAGGACAGGCGGAAGCAGCTTGCGGCAGACGGCTTTGAAATGGCGGAAGGTTTAAGGCTGCTGGCCAAGCAGAAGATGCAGGATTTGGCCGACAATCCCGAGGAGCTAAAGAAGGTGAATTTGCGGGATTTGGTGCTGCCCTATGCCATTGCCCAGGACAAGGCGTTTGCCGCTCTTGGAGAGCCTACAAGGGTGGTTTTCGAACATAAGAAGGGCGTAAGCCTTGAGGATGCCCAAAACGCAATTGCAGAAGCCCGGGCGAAGATAAAGGCCGCGAGCATTGAGGTGGACGTTACCCCAAAGGAATGAACTACGAGATCGAAAACCCCAGCTTCTACAAGAAGCACATCCCCACCCCCGAACCCGCCACCTATGGCCTGATTATGGTGCTGGCCGTGATTTGCTTGGTGCTGGTGAAGCGAATGAAGGACAAATGAGCCTGTTTCTGACCATCACTCCCGAAATTGCGAAACGCTACCTAGAGGCCGGGAAAGCGCAGAAGAACGACGTTTCCCGTCAGATAGGGGAAGCCTTTAGCGCCCGACTACGAGAAGAGGACATTAGCGATTGGATCGGGCCGGATGAAGAGACGGACGATGAAGACGAGGAGCTTCCAGAGAACGCATGAGCCTTACAAAAGCACAGGAAGATGCTGTAGAGCGGGCCTACAAGGAGCTTCACGAACATTTCGATTCGGCTGTAATTGCTGTCATGGCTGAATTTACGGACGAGACAGACCAGCCGAAGGAAGCAACACGCTTCTATTGGAGCGGGGGGCAAATGGCCGCTATTGGGCTGGCTTACGAGGCGGCGCGTATGTTTCAGGATGGTAGGGGCAATCCAGAGGAGGAGACGGCTTGAGTTTGCTGTGGCGCGAGCATCCCGTACTAACCCCTCCCACGCCAGAGGAGATGGCTGTCATGGAGCCAGAGGAGCTTGTGAAGCTCCATCGGCTTTACCACGACGCCATAGAAAATAGCATACGCGACCCCTATCGCTACGGCTTCCCGCTTCCGCATTGGACTTATGCTGATAAGGTGTTGCAAGAGTTTCGTACTGCGCTACTTCTAGGTGCGAACAGGAGCGGGAAAACATCTTACGGCGCAAAGACCGTTGTGCGCGCAGCCGTAGAGAATCCTGGCTCACTGATTTTGGCGTGGTCTCAGAATGACGAAACCTCTGTGACCGTACAACAGCCCGCCGTATGGGAGCAGTTGCCCGAAGAGCTTAGGGTTAAAGCCACCGGGGAGACACACTACATCAGCTATTCCCAGCAGAACGGATTTGCGGGACACAAGCTGACATTCCCCAACCGCTCCCAAATCTTATTCAAGAAATACAGCCAGTTTCAGAACAATCCCACCATCCTAGAGGGTCTTAATCTCGGCAGTCCCGATCCCAAGTGGATCAATGTTGGTAGCTGGCTGGACGAATACCTTCAGGGTATGGAGATGCTAGACCGCCTCTATCTGCGCCTAGCCACTCGCAATGCTAAATTGCTTATCACCTTCACTCCAAAAGATGGCGAGACCGATACGGTGAGAAACTACCGGGAGGAGGCAGAAACCATAGAGGAGCGGCACGCCCCGCTGATTGACGAACTACACGGAATGCACGGCTACAAGGTGCCCTATCTTCAGAAGAACTACCTGAAGAACACGGGCATTGTCTATTTCCATACCAAAGATAACCCTTGGGGCGGGTATAACGTGGTGGCGGAAACCTGCCGCGCAAAGCAGGACATGGCTTACACGCTGACGGCAGCCTATGGCGTCCCGACAAAAAGCGCCACCACCCGTTTCCCTTCGTTTAGCCGCGAAATAAACGTCGTTAAGCACGAAGACCTGCCTTGGGCGAAGGATGCCTCTAAAGGCTACCCAACGACCCGCTATCTGGTGCTGGACCCGGCAGGCCGGAAGAAGTGGTTCATGGTGTGGATTGCGGTGGATGCCTCCGAAACGTGGTGGGTGTATCGCGAATGGCCGGATGTGTCTGTGGGCGATTGGGCCGAATGGAAGAACGGTAAATGGGCTCCCGGAGAAGGGGCCAAGCCCGATGGTCAGGTGGAGGGGGTGGGGCAATACGTGGACATGATCCGTATGCTGGAAAAAGAGGACAACGCCACGGTATTTGAGCGTCTTATCGACCCCCGTTTGGGTGCGGCGAAGTACCAGAGCATGACGGGCGTAAGCAGCACTATTGAAGACCTGGCCGACGCCGGAATGGTGTTTGAGCCCGCTCCCGGCATAGAGATTGAAGACGGGTTGCAGGCGTTGAAGAACAAGATGGCGTACGACAAGAAGCGCCCGATAGACGCCACCAACCGCCCGCATTTCTACATCTCCGACAGGTGCGAGAACATTATTCGCGCCCTGTTGGAATACACGGGAGACGACGGGAAAGATGAATGTTGGAAGGATTGCGTCGATGTTATCCGCTACGCCGCCGTCGCTGAGATTCGCTACATTGATCCGAAATTATTGAAGCCCCATGTCGGGGCACGGGGAGGCTATTAACGATGAAGAAGACCAAATGCACAGTGTTGGCTGCGGAGCTTGGGGTGGAGCCCAAAGAGCTTCTATTGCGGGCTAATGCCATTCTAACGAAGGAGCAGATGACGGGGGGCAAGGTTCCCGCCTTCACCTATTTCACGGAAGCTGGCTGCGACCTGCTTAGACAGCATGACGCCGCCCCCATGACCGTAGCCAAGCGTTACAACGCATGGGGCTTACACGCCGCGCAGAACCCCCGCTGGGTGTTTGCGAAGATTGCCGGGATAGAGGGCAAGCATCCGGTGGCAATTCCCGTTAAACTGCAAGGAAGGCTGGTAGGAAAGCCCTTCTGTGTAGAGGCCATCGAGGACATCAACGGTGTAACATTCCGGCATGAATCCCTTGCGCGAAAGTGACATTACAGGCGACCCCGAATGGCAATTCCAGCAGATGGATCGCCTTCTTGGGTGGGAGATGTTGCAGAACGCCTTGGGGCGGGGAAAGCCCGAGAACTCAGAGCGTGTGCTGGCCGAGCGTCTAGCCATGCCCGCAGGGTTTTGGCATGTTATGATACGAAAGATTAAACGCCGACTCGCTGATGCCGAAAAGTGACCAATCTGAATCCCTTGTCTATTTCAGCGAAAAAGGGCCAGACGTGCCCGAGCTTTGCACGGCGTACACGGAGACAGTAAACAATCTGTCCGACTACTTCGGGCAATGCCGCAACAGCTACAACGAGCGGCGTAACGAATGGCCGGGGAAACAGGATGATTTGCGGAAGGGCGGGGCTAATGCGTTCCCATGGAAGGGGGCGTCCGACACCGAGGCCCATGTCATCAGCGAGCGCATAGACACCTACGTTTCCCTCTGCATGACGGCGCTCACCCGCGCCAACATCCGGGCCTATCCCGTAGAGGCCGGGGACATGGCACAGGCCAAGGTGGTGAGTAGCTTCCTCAAGTGGATGACTGCCCACTACATCCCGCGTTTCCAGCAGGAGATGGAGCAGGGGGCCAACCACCTGTTTGAGCGTGGGCTGATGGTGACCTACGTAGGCTGGGAGCGTTACGAAAGCAGCTACCTCCAGAGCATCACATTGCAGGAGATTGCGGACGCCTCCCCCGACCTTGCCCGCCTCATTCTTGAGGGGACCAATGACGATCAAATCGTCGTTCTCCTGCAAGGCATCTACGAAAACCTGACCACGAAGCGAGGTAGGAAAGCCCTGAACCAGCTTCGAAAGAAGGGGGCTGCGGAGATTCCTGTCACCCGCCGCAAGATTGACCGTCCCTGTGTCAAGGCGTGCTCCCCGGACGGAGAAGTGTTCTTCCCGCCCTATTGCATGGACCCGCAGAAGGCTCCTTACGTCTTCTACAAGACGCTGATGACGGCGCAGGAGATTGAAACCAAGGTGGTTTCTGAGGGCTGGGACCGTGCTTGGGCCGACTACGTTATTGAGAATTGCAAGGGCGTCCAAACGCTCCCTATGGGCAGCGGCAACGTCATGGCTCGTCGGGAGATTGTCGGCGTGGAGAACCCGCAAGACCTGTACGAAATTGTCCGGGGCTATCAGCGCCTCATTGACATGGAGGACGGCGGGCAGGGCATCTATTGCACCGTCTTCCACCCGAATTACAGCGGCACCAAGGAGGATGTGCCCGCCTACGCCAAGTTTGAGCTTCTGAACGGCTTTGAGGACTACCCCTTTGTCGTCACCCGTCTAGCCGAGGATGACAAGCGGATGTACGATGTCATCACCATTCCCGAGAAGCTGCGTGGCCTGCAATGGCAGGTTAAGGTGGAGCGGGACAGCCGCGTTGACCGTAACGGCCTAGCCACTGTTCCCCCGCTTCTGCATCCGGTAGGCAAGCCCCCGTCCGGAGAATGGGCTCCTGGCGGACGCATTGGCCGCACCCGCCGCGAGGACTTTGAGTTTGCCCCCACCCCTCAGTTCAATCCCGGTTCTGTAGAGATGGAGCAGACGATGTTAAAGGCTGCTGACCAGATTATGGGGCTGGACGTGGAGAACCCGCTCTCAACGGCAAAGCGGCAGTTCTACCTCGATAAATTCCTGTCCCACGTCCAAGATGCCATCAAAGCCGCGTTCAAAGCGTTCCAGCGTTTTGGCCCCGATGAGGTGTTCTTCACCGTTACGGGCGTTGCCGACCCGCAGAAGTTCCAAAAGGGTAGTCCAGACGAGGATTTTAACCTCCGCATTAGTTTCGATGTCCAGAACTTCGACCCGGAAGCAGACGACAAGGGCGTAGAGCAATTCCTGCAAATCCTGCCCTACGACAAGAACGGGCGCATCAACATTGATACGTTGGTAGAGGCTCTGGCCTATCGGATTGACCCTGTTCTGGCCGATGCCATGTTGCAGCCCGTAGAGGTGGCGCAGCAGAAGGTGCTCAAGGACGTTACGGACGACCTCACCAAGATTAGCTCGGCCATTGAAGTTGGGGCGCGGCCTAATGGGGCGCAGATTGCAATGCAGCTTATCCAGCAATACGCCTCCCAGCCGGACGTGGCGCAGCGGCTACAGACAGACAACGCCTTTGCCCAGCGGCTACAGAAGTATTCCGCCCAGTACGAACAGCAGATTGTGCAGGCACAAAACGCGGAGATCGGGCGCATCGGTACAGCGCCCGCCGCTATGGGCTCTGCCACCACTCAAACAGCTAACACCGTCAACTAATACCAAATGAGCGTTACAGTAACCAAACAGCAGTCGGCGGAGCGTTATGTTCTGTCGTCCAATTCCGCCACCGGCACCATCCCCCCCTTTGGCAGCCGTGATAGCGTTCTTCTCAAGAACAGCGCCGCCACGGATATGACGTGGACGGTGACTGGCACCGACACCGTTGACGGGGACAGCACCATCAATCTTGGGCCTTATTCTGCCGTTGAATTGATTCGGGGAGCCACGGAATGGAAAGCCGTCTCCTCCTACGACAAGCGGGAGAATGAAAGCATCAATGAAACGGTGTACGGCGACCTTGAGGTGCTTGGAGACATCACCGACGAAGAGGGCACGGCCTACTTGGGCGCTATTTCCGCCCTTCCGTCCCTCGACACCACCACGGCTGTTGGCGATGCTTTCACCAACCAGCCCGCGAACGATGGCATTGAGGTGTTGAGTGATTCCAACGATGACACGACGCAAACCGTCACCATTATTGGAACGACTACCGGAACGGACACGGTTGTTGTGGAAACCGTCACGCTTACGGGCACTACGGCTGTCTCCACGGCGAAGACGAATTGGGGCGTGGTCCTGGCGGTGAAGAAGAGTGCTGCCACCGCTGGCACCGTCACCGTCCGCGAGGCTTCGGGCAATGCCACCATCACGGCGGGCCTTACGGCTGAAGTTCTTAGCGTTGGCGTCAACACCGTGGATGCGGCGGATCAAGCTGCCTACAATCGCCTGCTCTCCATTGTGGCCTCTGGCTCTACTACGAAGCAAATTGGCCTGAAGGGAACAGACAACACCGATGCCGTCATCTATGACAGTCAGGCTCTCACGGGGACTACGGCTGTTCTCTCCAATTCGGTCTTCCGCACCATCACCGAGATTTACACGGGCGATCTTGAAGGAACGCGCACGGCGACGGTGACGAATAACACCGACCTCGACATCAATGGGGCTCCGTTGGGCTACACCAGAACGGCTTATGGCGTGGGCACGGCCTATGCCTTTACGAATACGGCTGCGGCGATTGACTTCGGCACCACCGACCCGTCCATCACGCTCGCGGAGGCTGGCACCTACGTCATCTACGGTCAGGTGCAGCTTGCCTACAATGCGGCTACGGTGGTTGCGGAAACGGCTACGGTGAAGGTTCGCCGCACCAATAACACGGCTGCCGACCTCTCTTCGGTTGTCGTCATTGACCTCCCGGTGGCTACCACTCTCACGCATAGCTACGGCGTCGTCACCATCCCGCCCGTCGTCTATACGACTACGGCCACGGATGACGTTGTTACCCTCTTCGGCAATGTCTCTGCTGGCCTTGGTGCCGGAACCATCGACGCCACGGCGGTTGGAACGAGCATTGTCGCCGTCCGCATTAAATGAGTAGCGACCCTCTTAGGCAAGACATTGAAAAGCTGCACCATCTGGAGCATTTCTTGCGTCTTTGCGCCCACATCTACGCCGCCCGCGAGGAGCAGGTCAAGAAGCTATACGGGGCGGACGAGGGAAAGATACGCGAGATTAGCGGCAAAATCCAGGCGTATGAGGACGTGCTTGAGCTAGTCGACTGGGATTCTATACGGAGCAGGGCGGCACAATTGTAAGCGATAAGAGCCCAGCCAACCCCCGGAAGCCTAGTGCTTGCCGGGGTTTTTTGTGCCCAAAAAGCGGCACCCCTATAATGACCCCATCGCAGTCGCCATGGCGTTGAGTTGGCGGAAATAATGTCAAACACAGTCGTAGAGGCCAACGCTGGGGCCGAAGCAAGTCCAGTGGAGAAGAAGATGTCTGAGCAGGATTGGATTCTGCGAAGGCAAGCCGCTCACGGCAAAGCTCCTGTAAAGGAAGCCCCGAAAGCGGAGGAGGAGAAGCCAAAGGCAGAGGAAGCGCCCGAAGGGGGCGAATCCAAGCCGGAAGCCGAAGCTCCCGCAAGTGATGACGTTCTTTCAAAGGCTAGAAGTGGTAGTTTGGATGATCTATCCGAGGAAGAGTTGGGCCAATTGGCTAAGACCCTTGGCTCGCGTGCTGTAGCCCGTTTTGGCGAATTAACGGCCAAACGACGGCAGGCAGAGGAGGAAGCCGCGCAACTACGTGCGGCCCTCGCTTCCAAGGAAAAGCCCGCAGCAGAGCCTATTGCCAACAACCCGTTTGCGTCTCTCAAGACCAGCGCGGAACTGGAGGCCAAGGCCAAGGAAATCAAGCAGTCGATTGACGTTCTGGAGGAAGCTCTGGACGGCGCAGATGGCTTGGGAGCCGAGGATGCTGTGGCTACGGGGCCGAATGGGGAGGCTTACACGAAGAAACAGATTCGTGAGCGTCTCCGGTTGGCGCGGAAGGCGCGGGACGAATACCTGCCCGATGTCGCTCAACGCATTGTCAAGCGTGAGCGTGCGTCGGCCATGAGAGTCGCGCTGGAAGCAGATACGCGCAAAGCCCTCCCGTGGATCGAGGATGAGAAGGATGAGCGGACGCAGCGGTATAAGGCCATGATTGGGGACGAACGCCTCAAGCGAATTGAGGAAGTAGAACCCGAGGTGGCTGCACAACTGCCCTCCCTGTTGGCACATTCTGTAAACAGCATGTTTGCCCGCAAGGAGATCGCTATTGAGCCCGTAAAAGCCCGCATCCCCCCGTCCCCGCCAAGCAATCCGTCAGGAGGCAATGCTGCCAGCAGCAAGCCCGATGCCGCCACTTCCAAGCAGTTGAAGGAGCTTCGTGAACGCGCAGCCCAGACAGGCAAGACGAGCGACTGGACCTCCCTTCGGACACAGCAACTCAGCAAGAGAAAATCTCTGTAAGCAATGGCCTTTTCAAACACATACGATACTACTAACACGGGCTCGGCGGTAAGCAACCGCGAAGACCTGTCCGATGCGCTCTCGATCCTCGCCCCGCAGGAAACCCCTTTCCTGTCGATGGCGGCGAAGGAGAAAGCCACCGCCACCTACCACGAATGGACCGTTGATAGCCTCGCGGCTCCCGTCACCACCGGCATTGCCGAGGGTGCGGACGTTACGGCCTATACGGACAAGTTCGCCAACCGTGCGCGTCTTGGCAACTACTGCCACACCCGCCGCCGTGACTTCATGGTGAGCAACATCCAGAACGCCGTCGATAGCGTCGGCCCTGCGAAGATTGCCCAGGCGGAAACGAAGGCGGTTAAGGAGATCAAGCGTGACTTCGAGGCGATTCACATGGGCACGCAGGACCGTGCGGCGGAAGATGGCGCGGGCACCGCGTACACCTCTCGCGGCCTCGGTGACTGGATTGATAGCGCGGGACCGTCTGACGTTCCTTCGGCCTATCGCACCCCGTCCGGGTCCATCCATGCGTCGTCCACCTTCACTGAGACGGTGCTTAATGGCCTGATTACGTCCATCTACCGGACGAATGGCATGTCCAACAGCCTGACGCTGATTGCCGACACCGCCCTTCGCGCCGTTATCACGGGCTTCACCAAGACCTCGGCGGACACGACCCCGGCCTACCGTAACATCACGCAGAGCGCCGATAGCGGTTCACTGCGGTTCTCGGTGGAAATGTACCATTCGGACAACGGCGTTGTTTCGATTGTGAACATGAACCCGGACTGTGCGCCTGACACCACCAACAAGGACACGGGCTACCTGATTAACTGGGACTACGTTGCTACGGCGGATCTTATTCCGCTCGGCAGCCAGCGTGCCCCCAATCTGGGTGGCGGCGACCGTGGTTGGGTGGACATGACCTCGACGCTTGTTGTCAAGCATCCGGGTGCCCTCGGCAAGATCACCGTCCTTAGCTAATAACCCGGAGGACTACTACTATGGCTAAACTTACTATCAACGAGAGCGCCAATTCCTTCTGGACCGACGTTGGCACGGTGGATTTCAACGATCTGATCACCCTCGGTACGGGTAATCGGCTCACGATTGCCACCATGCCCGCTAACAGCGCCGTGGAAGCGGCCTGCGTGTGGAAGATTACGGCTGCGGCTGGCTCTACCTCTGTCGTGTTCGACATTGGCACGACCAGCGGCGACCCGGACGAGTTCATCGACAACCTTGATGCGGACGGAATGACGGTCCCTGTGTTCAACACGGGCGACCAGTTTACGTCCAATTACAGCAAGTTTGTGAGCGCGACGGCCTCGGCTGCCCCTGTGTACCTGAAACTCACGGATGCGGCTGTCGCGTCCCTGACGGCGGGCAAGTGGGGTTGGGCTCTCCGCATCGTCAACCTGTCGCAATACAACGGCTAATCCCGTAAGCAGGTAGCGTAGAATCAGGGGGCGGGCGGGCCAAACGGTCCCCCGCCCCTTTTCTATGCAAATCATCATCCCCCCCAAGAAGTGGACAGACGGGGACATTGGCAAAGCCATGATGCGGGAGCTTCGTTCCGGCGTTGAGTTTTTGAAGGCCAAGGAGAAGGAGCGGGAGCTAAAGGCCGCAGAGGAAGCCAAGCAGATGCGGCAGCATAAGGAGATCAAGGGGCTGGGGCGCTGTGTCGCCGTCATCCCTGAATGGGAGTTCTTCCGTATGCACAAGAAATACGGGCAGGAAGAGACTCATTCCAAGGAGTTTCTGAACTACTACCAGAAGCGTTTCCCGCATCTGGCTCCTAACAAGCTCTGATGCAAACTGATACTTGGACCAATTTGTTTGCTCGCATTGAGGGGCTTGCCGGGGTGGATAGCTTCACCTCCACGGAAGAGACGTTTGTAACGTCATTCATCAATCGCCGGGCCTACCAAGCCTACCGTCTTACGGACACATGGGCGCGGTACATTGTGGGCGCAGAGGCCCGTCCTGGCCCTTCCAACGTCATCCCGTGGGAATACACGGAGACGGACGGAAATCGCGTTATTTCAAGCGCAACGCGGTCTGGAAGCACCGTTACGGTGGTAGTGACGGCGGACATAGACGGCGACTTCGTTTCCGGCCAATATGTGACGATTGCGGGGCTGTCCTATTCGACGGCCAACCCGAACGGGGTGTATCAGGTGACGGTGGGCGGCGATGACACGTTCTCCTTTGAGCTTACGGGCGACCCAACGGGCACGGAAACCTATGGCGGAAGCGGGACGGTGGCTCCGGTGGCTCTGAATGACGTAGATACGTTCATCCGGGTGTTCAATGGCAACCCCTACGACCTCAACAGCGTGCCAGAATTTCGCTTCTACGTGGAAAGCGACGGAGCCCACGTTGTGGCCAATAGCACGGATTTGGCGGGGTTCTGGGTGTGCTACAAGAAGCGTTGGGAAGGCCCGTATGAGGACGGGGATAACATTCCCCTGGAGTTCTTCAATTACACGGCGCATGGGGCTTATGCCGACTTCCTTCGCATGGACGGACAGGTGGACAAGGCTTTGGCCGAAGAGTCTGCCGCCCAGCAATACCTACTGATAGAATTGGAGCGTCCGCAGAACCAAGCCAACTCCCGCCTAATCTCTTCTTTCGCCACACACGGCACCACTCAAAACCGCTAATTCCATGGG